TCAGGACTTTAAGACGTTTTGTTCTGCGACAGGACGCCGCTATGGTTCTTCTCGTGGGATGGCTAAACGTTTGCGGCTTCTGGGATACAAAGGAACACGCCGCTCCACTGGCACGTACTTTAACATACAAGCTAAGTTACGCGCCGAATGGAGCGACTGCCCTGTCTCAGACCCGTTCTAGCCAAGAGCGGCAAGGGATATCGCAGGCTTCTTCAAACTTAACAGCGAGTGTTAGTCCGGGTTTAAACCGGCCTGCAATTAATCGGCATAAGTGTTCGGGTGACACGTCGAGCATAAGGCTCAAGTCATACTGGCTTTTATCGTTATCTTGCATCCATCGACGCAAGCGCTTTACCCCTTTATTCGCTGGTCTTTTTTGCATAACCCAACCTTTCAATTAATTCTTTTGCTTCCACAAAACCGTGGCAGACCGCCGTGTACCAACCGCGCTCTGCCAACGATTTCAACCAATGCTTTTGCGCTTCGCTTACTCTGCCGCCTTTCTGCCGCTTGAGTTCAATCGCGCAACCATTATATCTCGTTTCTTCCCCGTCCTCGATGAGCGTACAGTGATCGAAGACCAAGCAGTCACATACCCCCGCCTTAAGCCCTTCGGCTCTGAGTCTTGCCCCTTTGATTTGGGCACGCTTTCCGTATCCGCCGTGCCCTTCGTTTGGTACGTGGCACCATAAGAGCTTGAGCCCGTCGAGGTATTTTGCCAGTTGGACTTGCTCGTCTCGTTCGAGTGGCACGTCTGGCTTTGCTCGCTTTTTCTTTTTCGGACCCGCACTTTTCCACGCTTCATCAAACCCCCCTGCATCTTTTTGTTTTTTTCGGTAAAAGTTACCGATGGCTTTTTGTATTCTTTCTTTATGCTCATTCGACATTGACGCCTCCGACAATTCAGTCCATAGTGAACTTAATCTCGGCTACGTCCTTGTTGTCGAAGGTTAGCTCGAAGCGGCTAAGGCGTAAAAAACCTTAGCCGCTTTTTCTCTAATACTTGCCAGTACCATCATAATATCTGTGACACGGCTCGTAGGGTGGCTCGTCTGGCTCAACAAAGTTCTCCTTTGCTTTTTCTGCCATCTCATTTTGCCACTCACCGACTTCGCACATATCGCCCTCTTTGGCGTATGCCTCGACAGCTTCCGCCATCTTCTTACCGATTTCAGTGTAGCCTATTTTCTTGTTATCAATTAGGGCCTGCCCAATTGACCGAAGAACGGTGTCGCATACCTCGATGATATCTTCATCTTCGACAAGGTAATCCATGTCTCTTAATCGCCACGCTGTCCATTCTTCATCTGTTGGCTCTGGTCCGTCATCATAATCTGGTGGGCTTAAAGGCGGCTCTCCTGCCATAACTAACTCCTTAGTGGTAACGTGAAATAGACCAAACAATCTTTTCCACTTCTGTTCTGCCTAGCGGCGGTCGGCACTTGTTCTCATTTATTGCTAAGAGCATCGCAGAAACCTCATCAACTGTGTGCCCTCGCTTAAAGAGCTTGCCGCATAAGCTGGTGAGTGCGTTGTTCCTATATTCGTCAATGATTGGCAGGTCGTCAAAATTCCCCGATTCGATAGCAGGCATTGGCACCGATGGCGCTCTTGGCTTCTCTTCAGTGACAATCTTGTGTAGCCACTGGGGAAACTTTTGCAGCTTAAACTTTGTAGGGCACCGGTCGAACGCATATCGCTTGCCTGACACATGCAGAGATGGGGGCAGAATAACGTGACCACCCTGCGAGCGGATGTCGAGCCCTGGCTTAAAGCCAACCAAATTCTTCACCTTTACGCCCTGAAAGAATAAATGCCACCCACCGCCACCAGTGCGTGCTCTAGGGGTTTTTCGTAAGTATGCTGCCCTATCGTTGTCCAGCAGCTCTTCTAAGCTCTGACGGCCTTTCTCGCCGTCCACGTCGAGGACTGTGATGCTGCCGCAAGCCAGGGCAAGATTGTAGTTAGGATTGTCGGCAAACCACTCCTTGACCTGCTCAGGGTCAAGGGTGGCATCTTTCCAACCCCGCCTTGTTGCGGGGTGCTTGCCGATTGATGAGCACTCTGGTCCATGGCGGCATGTGCAGACCGCACCTTTTTGGACCCCATGCGCCGGAAACACAGGCCAGCCATTGCGCGTAAACCAGAGTGCCCACTCAAGCATCACTCTGCTCCAGCCATCTCGTCACCGGGAGGAGGTGGCAGATCGTCGGAGCAAGCGACCAATGGCTCAAGGCCCTTTGGTGGCATACCGGCTGAAACAAGCTGGAATGCTGCTCGAAGTTTGCTTGCGGCTTCCTCGTCAAAGTCAGAAGCCTTCTTGATTTCTAAGTAAGCAAGAACACGGTCGGACTCAATCTTGTATTCCGCAAAAGAGTCAGCAGCTTTCTTGAAGTGTTTGCGGTTAGTGGCCGCACTGCGCTTCTTCGGTGGTGGCTCAAGAACAGCTTTTACCTCTGGCGTTGGCGCAACCTGCTCGATTGCTCGGCTTGGGATTGTTGCCAGCTCTGACTCGTCCAGCATACCTAAGCCGCAGATAGAAAGCGTTAGCCTGCGCTTCGCTTTGGTAATTGCTTTCATACGGTCGTTGACACCATCCATGCCCTTACGCATAGGCACAACTGCGATGTCTTCATCGGTTCTGCCGTCAGGTGTCGTGCCTCTAGCATGAACCATAATCATTCCGTCCTGCACTTCGTTCTGCAATATCTCGATACTGATACCGTGAACTTTGCGAAGCTGGTCAGCACAACCTTTTGTTGCATAGAGCTTGAGCTGCCCATTCAAGCGGATATATTGAAAGGGTTGCGTCATTGGGTTAAGCCCCATGTTCTCGCAAAGCTTCTTCAAGAAAGCCAGTCGAGCCTCTGGCTGCAAAGCACCGAGGTCATTGTTTACGAGCGCTAATTCCGCTGCTTGAACCATATCTGTCATTTTATATCTCCAATGCTTTTAAGGATGATGACATACGACGCTTGCCGTTTTTGTCTGGGGAGAACGTAATCTTGGCACCGTCGCCAAAGTCAATGCCGCGATACTCACCGGCTGCTTCACGCAATTGATTTTGAAGCAGCGAAATGCGCGTCTTGTTTGCTTTCTCAATCTTCTTAAGCTGTGCCAGCTCCTCGGCATAGGCACGCTCATCAAGTGACGCCTCTCTCAAGTTCTCGCTCTTCATGGCAAGCTTTGCAAGATGGCGAGCACAAGCAGCAGACGCATCTGTCGGCGGAGCAATTCCTGTCTCAACATGGTCTTTCCAAAATGAAACAGCCGCATTCATCTGCTCGGCAAAGCGCGCAGGGTCTTCCTTAATCACATAGATTTTCGGAAACTCGGTAGGAAAGAACTGGACACTAAGAACACAGGCTGGCGCGCCCGTCATACCGCAGTGCCAAATGCACTGATCACGGTAACCCTCGTGAACATCGTCGGTCCACTCTTCCCCGTAATAATCACGGTCAGCTCGATAGCCTGCTTTTGTCTCAATAGTGTACAGAGGCTTGTGATGGCGCGTAGACGGTACTGCGAAGCCATCGGCAGTGTCCCGAAGGTTCACACCGTCAACTTCCTTGTATACGGTCTTCCCTGGCTTGATGATGATATCGAAGCCCTGGCGCTGTAGCTTCATCTCGGTAAGCTTTAAAAACGACGACTCTAGCACCGTCGCAACTTCCATGTACTCAGCGTTGGCAAAGACCTCTTCCTCGTCGGTTACCTTTGAACCCCATACGTCGTGCGGCCCCCTGTGGGTACAAGTGCCCATAATGCTTTTAATCTCGGAGCTACCGATGCAAACCTTGCGAGGTAACCCTGGTAATGAACTTGTCATAAAAATCTCCTAAAAGTTAGCTGTGCTTGATACTAAGCTCAAACAATGCTAACGTCAACTTTATTTCACTTTTTGGAGAAGATACTATGGGTAAGCAAAGATGGGAAAGAGTTGCAGCAATGTGGAAGAGCAAAAAGCCGGGAACGATGACAGGCCAAGCCGAAGGTCTGCTCGGTGTTATGCTTGGAGGTCGCCGCCTTGTTCTACAAGAGAACGACAAGAAAGAAAGCGACGCGCACCCTGACTATATTATCAGCCTTGCGCCAAATGATGACGAGCAGCCACAAAGCTCCGGCAGTTCTAACAACTGGTGATTGTGGGGCTTTTTGCTGCCGTCAGCCTTGCGCTCGCCTTTCTCCTGGGGTGGGCGCAAGCAGGCCCTACGAAACAAGACAGCAGCGTGCTAGAGTTTATCAGGGGGCAATATGAAGATAACGGCAGCTGTGCTGACTCTTATGCTGACCCTGGTAATAGGATTGAAGATAAGAGCACGGGCTAAAGAAAAAGAACTGTCTCGACGCATTGCGTCAGAACTAAATCGCGCAGGATTCTGGAATGAGGATAGACGAGATTAGGGAAAGTGGGCGACCACTTGTAGTGAGCGTAAGCGGCGGCAAAGATAGCACGGCAGTCATTCTGTATCTAAAAGAACAAGAAATAGAGAAGACTAACCCTGTCCACTATGTGTTTGCAGACACGGGCTGGGAGCATCCTGAAGTCTACTCGTACTTAAACGAGGTGGTTAATCCACTCTGCAACGGAAAGCTTAACAGGGTGCAATCAAAGAAGTACCCTGGCGGCATGGCTGACCTTGCGAAAGGCAAGGGCATGTTTGCCAGTCGGCAATACCGCTTCTGTACGTCCGAGCTAAAGGTTGTGCCTATCATCGAGTTCTTGGAGCAGTTTGATAATCCTATTAACGTGGTCGGGATTAGGGCACAGGAGTCTTTCCGGCGAAGCAAGATGGATGAGTGGGATGAGGGGGGGCCAATGAATGTCTCTACCTGGCGACCCCTTATTGACTGGATCGTGGACGACGTGATTGGGATACACACCCGACACAGCATTGCGCCGTGCAGTCTTTACTTGCGCGACGAATTGCCAGCTTCGCGAGTCGGCTGCTTCCCGTGTCTCCATAGCCGGAAGGCTGAGATACGCGCTGTCGCAGAAGACCCCTTTGGTCAGCAGCGATTGGTTCAAATAAGAAGCCTTGAGAAAGAGCTTGGCGACGCAGCGCAAGCCCGTAACCCCGAGAATGCACGGCCTACTTTCTTTCAGAGCAGAGAGGCCGGCGAATCCTATTGGCCTATCGATGAGGTAATTGCGTGGTCTAAAACCTCGTGGGGCGGAAAGCAGATAGAGCTATTTACGCCTCGTGATGAAAACGCTCGTGGCTGTATGCTATGGGGGCTTTGTGACATGCCTGACAAAGACGGCGAGTTTAGTGCCTAGACCTGACCTCGATTAACTGGTAGAAAATACTGCCTCGCTCGATACAGCGTGAACGTTAGAAAATCCCTCAAGCCGATTAACTTACTTTACCTAGAGCGGGGCACCACTACCACCATTGGTCGAGCAACGTGTAGGTAAAGCTCTTGAATCCTGTTAGCGTCACTTGCTTTCTAGCCAAGTCCATAAGACTATCAAAATCGGCACCACGCTTCAGCACCGTGCAGCCTGCTGACCATTTATCAACTTGCTGAGATTCTTGCTTGGATGCTCTATGGATATTGATACCGAAATAGCCTTCATCGACCTTGCCCCAAGCATCGACATTCTTGTCCCTGTTGGGATCACGCCAGACTTTAACCGGCCCAACTTGGGTCAGAGCTTCATACTGGCCGCGATGTTTACCGATTTCGTAGGCACCTCGATACTGGCCTGGACAGAGCACGGCAGTCCCCTTGGTGTTGGACGGGTTCATTAAATGATAGAACCCAGGGTCAACGGTCGATGGCCAGTAGTGTACTCGCCACTCCCCATCCCATAGGTAGGCGCACCCTGTCATATCGTCAAAGCGATTCGGCTGGCTGTTTTCTGGCTTGGCTCGAATTGAGAATAGATTTAAATCGTAGTCATACTTGGGGTTATCGAACACCGCATAACCCAAAGACTTAATATGCGCTAATGGTGGTGGGAGCATTACATCGGTGCCATCATCACAGCCTCAGACTCATCTTCTAGCATGACAAGAGCCTGCGCGTAATTCTTTGGCTTTTTATTTGCTGGGCGCGAATTGTACCACTCGTTGTACGACCCTTTACCGCTCATCTTATTGTTGAAATACTTGCCCATGACTTCACCGTAAGCGTCCTCACTCGCTTTATGGCCAGGACGATGTCTTCTTACGCTTGCTCTATCGGCAGGAAGAAGAGAATCCTTGTAACTAATCTTGCCGTTTTTTTGCATAAACAGGTCAAGGTCGTGAGGGTTCTTGTAATTAAATTTACCTGTTTTGGGGTCAGGGCGAAAAAGCTCTGCATGCAAATGAACGCCGTCGCTGGCACCACTGTCGCCCATTATTCCAAGGGCAGTCCCGCGCTTGATAGCTTTACCGTTTAAGGCATCCCCTGTAAGAACCTTACCGTTGACCTTAAACGAAGGTGGTTTGTCTAGGTGAAAATAACGTACCCTGAAAGCATCTTTTCCTGATCCGTACTCAACCTCAATCCTGTGGCCTGCGGCGTTTGCGTACTGTTTTTTTCTGTTATCTTTTGCAGATATAACTTTACCGTCAGTCATTGCTACCAAAGGTGGTTTTTCGCCTGCTACTAACGGGGCATAATCGTCACCCTTGTGGGCGCGACCACCACGAACCCCTGCCGACGACGAGCGGTAAACATTGCCTGCGACGGGGTGCAGTAAACCACTACCATCGTCTTTTTTACCATCAGAAAGACGTATGCCTTTGATTGACGGTGCTGCAACTGGTTGCTGTGCCGCAGGCTTAGGTGCGGCTTTAGGCGCAGCCTTAGGTACGCCAAGAGCTTCAGGGCTACTTACCATCCCAAGTGCTTGGTCCCAGCTTCGCGGCTTCATGCCCTGCGGCAGTGAGTTCCACCACTTGTTATATGCATCCATGCTGCCGCCAAACTTATCAAGCACCATCCCTTCAGCGGTTCTTGGGGCCTGCGCTTCGGGCATTTTTTGAAGCATTTCAGGGACAACTTTCTTTGCCTGCTCTTGCGCTGGCAGCGCTGTTTGCCGAAACTGGTTCCACCGGTCAATAAGAGCCTGGTCCCTGGGATGGATAACTTCGCCGCTTGGTCGAGCCAAAGCTTCTGGGATAGTGCCCATAGGACGCTCAAGCATCGGCGGAACATTAATAGGTTCCGGTGGTGGTGCGGGAGCTGCCTGCGGAGCAGCCGCAGCCATAGCGTTTAAGGCATCGAGCGTAGACGCTCGCTGCATACCTGACGATTGGCCCCTAGCCTCAAGAAGCTCTTCGTCGGTCATCTCTCTGCCAGGAACCATCACCATCTTACTTGGCCTTCTTCTTTTTTGGCTTCACCTTTTTAGGCTTAACCTTTTTAGGTCGTCCTACTTTGCTTCCGTATGTACCCTTACCTTTTGGCATATCACCACCTCACTTTCAAACCGGCCATTGCTTGCCAGTCGTTTTGATTTGCGAATTCCCCGTTTGCGAATGCGACAATGTCTTTACCAAGGCGGACATCAAGATTAGCAATCCCCCTGGGGCCAGCATTGTCAACAACAGCACCAAGTAGTAAGTCAACCGTATCCTCCGGAAGACTCTCCGCTTGCGCCAAGCCTCCCGCCACAGCATCAACTACTCCTTGGACTTTCCCACGGCTTCAGTTGCCTCCGCAGCAATTCGAGCAGCGTCAACTTTAGCACCGCCGAGAGCAAGTGCAGCTTTAACTGTCTTGCGAGAATCAGCGTACGATTTACCGCAGACTGCCGAAAGAACAGCACCGGCTACCTGCGCCCACTGCGCTTCAGCAAATACAGCACAAACAATCCCGCCAACCATCCCAATAAGAGACATCCAAAACTCTGTAGACTTAACGCCTTTTGTAACACCTTTAATCACTTCG